GCCTCTCCACATTCTACACCTGTAATAAACGCTATTTCTTGCGTACCACATGGTGTACCTGTAGCGGTAGCATACCATCCTGTAATACCTTCTGCTGAAACTGCAGAACCAATAGTAATAGCACCTAAACTTCCCGGCTCAATCGTTGCAGATAATATTACACTACAATCCGTTGGGTCAAACCCAACATTTACTACCCACTCTGCCCAAGTGTTTGATGCACACTCTACGGATTGAGAAAGAGGTAATGCTTGCAAATTGATTTCTCTAAATATATCATTGCTGTTCATTAAAATCTCTAACTGTTCTTCAAGGTAAAACTTTACTTTACCTCTTGGGTCATCTTGATTGAGGGTTAATTTGACTACTCCTCCTTCATTAAAATCATTAGGAATAAAAGCCAACTTAGATAAACTTTCAGAAAAAATATATTGAAGATTATCAACGAGTAGATTGTCTGCATCTCCTGTAGACGATTCTACTATAAATTTAAAATACTTTGCCATTGTTTAAAAATAAATGTGTTTGTAATATTACAAAGATAGTCATTAATTTTTATTGCTCTAATAATTTCTCGAGCATCTTCAATGACTCCACTCCTTCTTCAGTTTGAAAGTGAGAAGCTACTATATCATTGGCATCTTCTCCATAAGGAACTACAAGCATTCTCTTCTTATTTGATGGTGTATTAAAATATACATCACGACCTTTATTTCTTTTACTTAATAAGTTAGCTGAAAATATTTTTCTAACTGTATTATGTAATTGTAATTGTGGGTCATCTAAAATTATAGAAAAGTTATGTGGTTCCCTTCTTGCATACACAAGAATATCTCTTTTCATTTCTGCAGTAGTTACAGTGTCAGGGTCAGTATTAAATAAAACTCTATACGCTTGCTCAAGCTCATCTATACTTAATGACTTTGCTTTTATCAACGCATCTACTTCTTCTTCTAAGAAAGATATGTCTTCTTGTGCTTCTTGTTCTTTATCTATTTCTTCAAAGTCTATTCCGTTTTTAGGATGATAATATAAAAACTCTTGTAAAACAGGTTTGTTAGCAGGGACAGTTAAAAACCCATCTTCAAATACAATAGGCTCAAGAACTACGTTTCCATCCTGTTCATCTTCAAACGGACTTCTCTGATTAGAAGCGTATCTTAATACTCTATTCTCTTGTTTCTTTTCGTCAAAATATAATAAGGCAGTTCTTTTAGACGTTCCGGTTGAAAGCGTCCATGATAATGGTGCTCGGTCTTTTGTTAATCTATAGATACGAGTCTTTGATGCTTGTTTTGTTTTCATTTGATTTGATTTAAAATTAAAAAAAAAAGGGAGGGCATTCACCCTCCCTAATATATTATGTGTTATGATTTGAAAATAAAGAAGTTGTTAGCTCCAAGAACACAAACACATCTTTCAGATAGGAAGTGAACTTCCATTACATCTCTTCCTGATGTTCTTGCTCCTCCTGCGGAACCTGTAATCCAATTCTTATATCTTCTATCTTCTGTTTCAGAAGCTCTGTAACGAACGTGTAAGAAAGGACGCTTAGCATTCTTCCCAAGAATTTGGTCGTATACAGATGTAGAACCTGCAGGAACTAAAAGACCATTAACAACATCAGAGTTCAATCCTCCTCTCATTGTTGGGTCATTTAAGTATTTCCAATCAGTCTTGTAGAAGTCATAACCTCTTCTGAATCCTGAGAATCCTAAGTTAAGAGCCATCTCTTCATCATTGTCAAACAGTCCATAAGAAGACCCGTTTGCTCCATAAGAGTTTTGCTGAGCTAACATATCGTCAATATCAAAACCAAACTGACGATTCAAGAAAAGAGCATTCTCTTCAATAGAACCTTGTTTGTCAAGACGTTGTACAATAGTATCCCATGCATTTAATGTAGCAGGATTAGTTCCTTGCCATACATTACCTCTATCGTTAACTGTGTAGAATACACCTTCTGAACCTGATGGGTTTCCTAAAACACCTGCTCCGATTGCTCCCGAACCTGCTTCTGCAGGAACTGTTTCAATCATTGCAGTTTCCAAGTAATCTTCAAAACGTAGTCTTGTTTCATGCTCAGACTTTAAATACCATAGGTATCCTGTTCCTCCATTCTCAGTTGTGATTTCAACCCATCCGATTTGTGCCATATCAGAACCTGATACTGCATACTTATCTTTAATGATGATTGGTTTATTGTCAAAGAAAACATCATCAGCTTCTAAAGAGTTTTCCATAGACTCGCTGCCTTTAACAAATTCAGACCCGTAAATCATCACTGTCGCAGTGCTTGCTACGGCACCACCACCTGCTGCTGCTTGACCTGCACCTTCGTAGTAAGCTACGTCAAATGTACCTGCTGCATAATCTACATCTGTAACAACTGCTTTGTTAGAAGCTGTCACAGGGCTATTCCAATCTATTAAAACTGTTTGACCTTTTCTAATTGCGATACCTCCCGAACCCGGAACTAAAGTATCATTTACTTGCCATGTAGCCGTA